TAAAGGTTTTCATCCTTTACTTCTCCTCAGAGCTGCCACTTCTGTTTGTGCAACTTTAGTAACATATGTTGATAATTCTCTAGCTCCACCCACCCAATGTGTATGAGGAATTTTACCTAATCTTGGAATTACTGATTTTTTTATCCAATCTGTTTCTCTAGTTTTCGTATTAAAAGTATGAACTTTTATAATTTTAATTTTATCGACTACTTGTTCATCGTATACATTCCATTCTGATAATTCTGAATCTCCTCCTACCATACGACCAGAAGGATGCTTAACTGCTACTGTTCCCCTTCTGACATAATATCCATGAACTGCTCCTTGAATATCTTTTTTATGCTTCTTGAGAATTACATTTACACCATCAATATAATCTGCAATTATCAAAGACATCTTTTTACCATCATCTTTAAAGGCTCCTTGTAAATGCCACCAAGCTCCCAATCCTATATCTGGTTCTATTTTTATGAGTTCTTTAGTTTTTGGATCATGTTTTATTGCAAGGTCTATCAACATCTTTTCAAGTTCTTTATGCATAGTCTTTTTTTTGTCTATGTTCATCAATTCAACCCATCGTCTGCCGGTTTTATCTGGCATACTCATCAAATCACCCTTACTTGACATAATAATATTTGCATCTAATTCTACAATAAGTCCGCCCCCACCTTGTATACCATGTTCCATAGTACCGGCGTCCATATTAAAAAAAGCAGAAATTGATTTTTTCCTATTCTGTAATTTCTTTAACTTATCTAAACCAATACCATTTGTAACATGAAACACCGTTGCTCTTGGTAATTGTACTTGAAAAATCCATTCCATTGTGCTAGATGTTAATGGAATTTGCATATACTGAATTTGTTGAAATTCAAATATTTTTTCAGAAGCGCTTCTTTGCCAAGCTGGCGGGTCTTCTTTTAGATATGTTTTAAATGTTTTCATTTAAATTTCTCCACGAGCCGCAATGTCCACCTTATCTTGACTCTTTGCCCACTTCTGAGCCTGGGATTTGTTTTTAAATCCATTAGAAACTGGCATCCATTTATTGTTCCCCACATGACCCATTACATACCATTTTTTGTCGTTAGGGTTCTTGGAAACAATATACTTGGAATTTGCTTCTTCTAGATACTGTGAAAATGTTATCATCTTTTATAAAGTTTTTTAAAATCTACTCTTGTACCAGCTTCTTTTTCAAGTTTCTCTGGTGTTACCTTTTTTAACTTGGCACGTTCAAAATAACTATTTTTTCCATGTGTAGCCACGAGCTTTATAAACATATTTTCTCCTTTCACACCAACTCTACCTGTATGCCAAGAGCTACCATCATATGCTACATATTTCTCAGTATTATCCTTAGATGTGTCCAAATAATATTCTACTTTTTCTTTTAGATGTTGTTTAAATGTTCGCAACTGAATCTCCTGAATTACCTGTTTTATTTGCAAGTGATACATGAAAAATTCTCTTAGGATCTGGATTTGCTTGTATTAAATCAGTAACATAATCCTTGAGTTGTTTTTGCTGTTTTACTTTCGTATACCACGATACTCTTCCACCAAACTTCACTTTCTTTGGTTTTTCAAACTCTAATTTAAAATTTGGGTCTGGTAAAGAATTATGAAATAATCTCTTTCTCAATTTTTTCCATTCAGGCCCAGATGCAAGAGTTATATGTAAATCTTTTATTGGTTTCATATCTGAATTTTTCGTCACAACACTATCTCTCATTTTTGATAATGCTCCCATATCTTTTGAAGATAACATATACTTCAAAACACTTTCAACCTTGACCTCTTCTCTAATGTTATATTTGTTTTTGATTGCTCTCAATAATTCTAATTTATTATTTTTACCAGTTTTAACTGCAAATTCAAGAGCGTGGTTGAGAGCATCTCCTACTTGTATCCCTTTCAGTCCTATTCCCATTAAATCTCTTCCTCCAATTGAAAGATCTTTAATTGATGTCACCGTCATTCTTCTAAGTCTACTAGAAAGAGTAGGTCTATTCTTTACCTTTAAATATTCATCTATATTTGCGATACCTTTATTATCAACATTTTTTATAAATTGGACAAGTTTAAAATCATTTTTTTCTAAAAATGGAGAGTTATCTGTATATGTGACTACACTTTGAACTGCATCAGCATCATTATTTGATAATCTCATTTTACTTATAACCTCTTTTCCTGCATTTGAACCATATCCATTCATTAACATTCCCATAAATGCGGGAAATGCTTTTTTATCAAGTTTATCAATTGATGCAAGATCAATTTTTCTTAAATTTGATTGTGGTAAAATATGATCAATTAATCCTGTATCAAATAATAATTTAATTCCAATACTAGGTTTCTCTGCTTTAGTAAACATCTTACGAAACTCTTCTTGAAATCTCTCTGCTGAAACTGTTGATATGGACTTTGCATTTTTCTTTATTTCTTCAAATGTTTTTGATTCAATCTTAAATTCAAATCTTGCCGCAAACTGTACCGCACGCAACATTCTCAATGGATCTTCTTCAAATGCAACTGGACTAATCATACGGATTTCCTTTTTCTTCAAATCCGTCATACCTTTTCGACCTATATCAATTACTTTTCCTGTGTCTAAATCTTTTGCAAGAGCATTAATCCAAAAATCTCTTCTTAATTGATCTTGTTGAAGTGTAATTCCCTTTCCTAATTTGACTTCAAAATCCTTATGTCCTTTTCCCGTACTCTTTGAATCTATTCTAGGAATTGAAATATCAATCTCTCCAGAACCACCTTCTGGAGTATACTTAATAATACCAAAAGATTTTCCAACTAGATTTACCTTTCCAAATGGTTGCAAGATTTTACCCAAAGTCTCTAATTCTATTCCAACCACTAAAAGATCTAAATCTTTTGATACTTTTCCTAAAATTTCATCTCTTACCGCACCACCAATTTGATATATCTTACCGCCACCTCGTTTGACCGCATTTCTTACATCAGTAGAAAGTGTTGCCGCAAGATCATTTTCATGTATTATTTGTTTGAAGGATTTCATGAATACCGTGTGCTATAGATTTATATTTAACCTGTTCATCTTGTTTTTTATTTCCATAAATTGCGTCATTAGCATTCTTTAGATGTTCAGCAAAACCTTTGTGTAATACCATTTCAAATTTAAATTGTCCACCATATCCATTCCCATCTTCTCTAATTCCAATACCTGCAACAGGAATAACTTCTTTTGAACCTTCAACATTATATCCAATATAAGGGTTTCCTTTTTCATCTTTCAATGGTTCAAAACGTTCACTTATTTTACTATAATCATCTGTACCAAATATATGTTTCATTGTATGTGGATCTAAAGAAAGATCCCCAATTGCCATAACTTCTTCTCTTTCAGAAACGCCCTTCAATGGAAAATTACCTTTGATATCAGTCATCATTCCTTCTGTTAATTTAGGATTTTCTAGTATAGCCGTTATTGCCGCATCTTGATAATCTTGGCTAACTTGTCTATGTTCTTTAAGAAATTGTTTAGCTTCTCCATCACCAGCCTTCGCTACTTGATTTAATGCTGTCAACAATACTTTTGATTTATCTCTAGTTAAATCCCACTTTCCGCCCTCTTTCTTGTTTGTTATCAGTTCTTTTAAATCACTAACTTTTTTTGACTTCATTAAGTCTGATAAAGGTGGTTCATTGGGATTAATTTTATCAAAATGTTTAGTTACCGCCTCTACTAATCTATTTCTTTGATTTTCCCCAAATAAAGATGCTTTAATGGGGTCTGGTAACTGGTCATCCCAAGCTTCAAATTTTCCTGTACCAGAATTTAAAAAGTTTACAAGTGTAGATTTTTTTAATGAAACTTCATGAAGAAAACTGCCGCCCTTTCCTTTAACTCTGAAAAAAACATCTGTTGAATACCCTTTATTTTCATCATAACCTTCACCCCACATAGCCTCAACATCTTCTTTTGTATCCCAACAACCAAACTCTATTTCAGAACCTTCTCCATGTTCTTTTTTCAAATAATTAAATATTGCTTTTCTATTTCCGTGTGCCGCATCAACCCAAGAATCATCAATTACTTTTTTCCTTTTTATCTTCCCCTTCTTATCTTTTTTATAATCAGGGTATGTGTCTTCTAAATCTTTATTATATTTTTTTAAAACATCTCTAAATTGATCAGCATCTTTATCATCCATTGTTGTCATAGCCATTGTCATCAATTCTCCCGCTTGAGCAAAGATTTTACCAGCACCGCCCTTAACATCTGAATAATTCTGATATTTTCCTGACGCCGCACCAGAGGCTTCACAATTTGCCATTCTTTCAATAAGATCAAAAACTCTAGGAGACACTTTTTTTCCACGCAAATTATCTGGAATTTTAAATCTATCTGGTGGAGGGCCCTGAGTGGCAAATTTAACATTACCTAAAAATTCTTCTAAGTCTTTTCCTTTACCAATTGGTTCATTCACTCTATCACTATTTTGTGCATCTTCAATACTTACTGTTTCAGTTTGTCTATGTTTATTTTTTTGATCGGATGTTTTTTCTTTTACTGTTGGTTTTTTCTCTGATTTTGTAACTACAGATTTTGCATTTTGAGTGTCAGATTTTACTCTTTTCTTTTTTGATTCAGAGGGATGTCGAAAATCGTGTGGGACTTCATCTTTACTATAACCATGTTTCTCAGCTTTATCATCTTTCTGTTGGGTTTTTCTATCTAATTTTTGAATTTCTTCACCACCTGTCGGATGAGTTCCATTAACCCAAGCTGTAGCATGGATTGCATCATTAAAATATTCTCTTTTATTTTCACCATTTTTAACACCAACCCAAGAACCACTATTACTTTTATATATTACACCTCTTCTTAATTGTTTAAATCCTTGATGTTTCTTATCTTTTTGCTGCTTTGTGTGATGGGCATGTTGATCTACATGATATGCGTGTGGGTCTTTTGATTTGGAGTCTTTATCTATATAAGGGCCTGACTCTTCCCTTATAAATTGATTAAATGATTGTGGCATAACTCAATATCCTGCTATAATTAAAGATTATAACTATTTATGTTTATAAAAATTGTCTCTTGAGTTATCTTGAAAGGAGTTTGAAGGCATTTTCTAATCCGCCGATGAGATAATTTTTCCCTAATTTTACATCTGCGATTTTTCCAGCTGGTTCTCCCCGAATGCTTTTCATATTTTTTAAATAATCCTTCATTGCCTTCATATTGGGATTTGCTGCTTTGGGGATTTTTACTATTCCACTTTTTTCCATATATTCTAAATGTTCACCACCCCTTAATGTAATGAGCCATTCTTTTCCTCCTGCACCAGGACCATGATCCCAACTTATAATATCAACAAGTGGTACTCGTAATTTTTTAGCCATCGCTCCAATATCTGCTTTAGTAAGACCATTACCTTCTGTTAATATTTGTTTTGCGATATTTTCAATTGGGCCGTCATAATCTTCAACATACTTGTTTAATTCATATTTACCACTATCCATTCCATAAATCTGCATGTGTAATCTTTTTTTAACAGATTTACCATCCTTTGTTAAATTGACTTTTTTGATAGCGGTTTTGCCGGGTGATGGTTTTCTTTGCCCAAATGTAACTTCTCTGTCCCATGAATCTTGATCTACATCAAAACCATGAGCTTTTTTGGTGTGATCTTTTGCGTGTTGAACTGCTGCAGAATAAGTTGGATGATATATGTCATATGGTTTTCGTGCTTCTTCAATTCCTGCTTGGTCTTTATTGGATTTTTCAACCTCTTTCATAGAATCTTTTTTTGAAACATTACTTTTATTTTTCTCAAATTGTTTATAATTTTTAGATTCTCTCATTGGATTGTCAGAAACTTTAATTGTTGGATGATTTACTTTAGCTTTAGAAAGTGTACTCTTAACACCACTTTCTATTCCCTTTTCAACATGTAATGTATCATCTCTCCATTTAAATTTTCCTGAATGATTCTTTAAATGTTTATTAATTTTTTCTTTGTATGCTCTATTAGGAGTTACAAATTCTTCTAACACTTTTCCATCTTTGTAATGGGCGGCATGTTTATGGTCACCTCCCCCTTTACGAATCTTATTTAATTTTCCATCATCCTGATATCTACTTGTACTATAATGTTGACCAGTTTTTGTATTTTTAATAGTATACTGCGGTCTTTTTAAACTTTTTAGTAACTCTATGCTTTCCTCTACCTTTCCGCTTGCTTGTTTTTTCCGTTGTTCTTTATAGCGGTTATCTCGTTCTTGATGTATTTTTTCATACTTGTTTTCCATCTCTTTATCGAGACGTTTCGATTTCGCCCATTCAGATTCTTTTTTTGAAATTTTGTTTACTGCTTCTCTTTCACTTCGTTGCCTTCGATCATCAACTTCACCAAGTTCCAATTCTTCTTTAGGACCATATCCCTTAGGCGTTACATCTGTTATTCTTGTTTCGACTTCTCTTCGTCTCGCACCCTTTCTCATACGTGCTGCAACTTCTGGTTTTGGATTACCTTTTTTGTCAAAGAACTTTGCGAGATGAGGTGGTAATTTTGATGCTTCATCAAAATTGAAATCTTCTTTCATCAATTTCATACCCATTCTTTTTCGTATGACATTTATCTGCTTGATGATCTCTTTTTGTTTTGGTGAACCAGGCATAGATTTCAACCCCTTCACCATCAATGCATACATATCTGCTGTATCTGATGATCCTTCTACAAGTTCTGTTTCCTGATAAGATTTAAACGTTTTCATTTCTTTAGTGCATATCCTTTTTCATCTCGATACTTTATAATATTTTTTGCATCTTCTTTATCTTTTTTAGACATTCCATGTCCATAATTTCCATAATTGGGGGAATCTGGCATTTTATTCACTTTCCCGCCCCTCTTCTTAAATTTCGCTATTGCATCAGCAAAGTTTGATTTATTTTCCTCTTCACCCATGATATGAAAAGTATCTTTAACTCCTTGACTTCTTAAATGCTTATCAACTTTATCTACATGTTTCGCTGGAACATGAAGTTTTCCTTTTTTCCATTTGCCTTCTACATTAATATCAGACAATGCCATCTTTACTTGTAATTCTAGGCCCTCATCTACAGTTTCTTGTAAAACTTCTGAATTTTCATCAGGAATTCTTTGTTCTTCTGGTGTCACTTCTGATTGAACTTCTTCTTCGGGGGCGTCGGGTGGATTTGCGGAAGGATTAACTACCTGCAAAACGGCTTTATTTAAATTTTCAAATTTTGATTTCTCAGTAAACCACATAATAGTCTCCGTAATAGTAATAGGTATTTGCTATATTTAGTTAAAATTAAACTTGTCAAAGTCTTTCTTTTTTTCAGTATTCTCTGTGGAAGGAACATCATCATATTCATCTGTCTTTTTAACTTTTTTGCTATTATCAACAACATCATTAATGCCCGTTTGAGCAGATTCTTCAAGATCAAATAGTCTCATTTTCTTTCTATCCACTCCAATCATAAATCTTTTGTTATATATTGGATCACTGTATCTATTTTTTAACTGTTTAACTAAAAATTGACCCAATTCTTCAAGCTCTTCAGTGGATATTATGGCAAACATGAAATCAGCCGTGGCGGGCAAACCAAAAGATTCAGACGTATCTTCTAATCCAATATCTGTAGAAGTAAATCCACTTCTTGTAGTTTGTGTAGCGGAAACGATGGGAACATTATATTCTACTGCGAGACCTCTCAATTCCTCCGCAATAGATTTAATATATGAATAAGAATTTACATATGCTCCTGCTTTGATTCTAGATGAAGTACATATATTTAAATAATCAATAAAAATAATATCTGGTTTAAAATCTCTTTTTAATGCCAATTCATTCAGAAGACTTCTAAAATGTTGGGCTCCTGCTGCGGCAGTTGGATATTCTTTTATAATTAATTTTCCTTTAGCCTTACTTTTCAGCTTTGCAACTTTCTGATCAAAAATAGCCTTTGGTAAATCAGTAATATCATCCATAGAAATATTTAAAAGATTCGCATCAATTCTCATTGCAATCTTTTCTTCTGCCATTTCTAATGTAATATACAATACATTTCTACTTTCATTTAAACAATTAGCCGCAACATGACACATAAACAATGATTTACCTACACCTGTTCCTGCCAATGCGATATTTAATGTCTTTCTTGGTAATCCACCCTTTGTAATTTTATTAAAATATTCTAAATCAAAAGGAATCTTTTCCTCAACTTTATGATAAAAATTATAACGATCGTCACTATCATCTATATAATCATGTCCAATATGAGGATCAAATGTTACTCCTAAAGCATCTGTGAGAATTTCTGGTATCTTTCCTTTATCTTCTTTAGTTTTACTATTAGGACTAATGATTTGAACACTCTCCATAATAGCATTATAAATGGATTTATCTTGACAAAATGATTCTGTAGTATTAAGTAACCACTCCTCATCAGATATTTCTTCTTTATTTTCTTCTAAAAATCCAACAAGTTTAACACAACTATTATAATCATCTTCATGAAGATCTGTCCTTTCACTCAAATTGATTACAACTGCCTCTTTTGTTGGGAGATTATTATAAGTCGAAATAAATGAATGTAATTCTTCAAAAAGTGCCTTTTCTCCTTTATCTTCAAAAAATACACCTTTAAGATAAGGTATAACTTTGCGAGTATACGTTTCATTATATAATAGATTTTTTAATATTAAATGTTCAACTCTATCCATCTAATTCTTCTACTCCCACCTGACCATATAAAAATTCTTTTTTGCAAGCTGCATTTATACCATCCATAATATCATCTGTAAAAAACTTTTCTGGATCTGCATAAACCGCCTTTCCATAATGTTTTCCTCCATCTGGAAATTCATATCTATTTGATACCTTCTTTATTATACCATACTTTTCTGCAATGTCAAGTAGGCCATAATATCTATCTAATCCTTTATCATATGTTAAAAGAACATCCACTATTCTATTCTCTTTTGTTAATCTAGATTTATGTGTTTTACAATGTATGATATTACCAACTACTACGTTACCAACTTTTTCCTTTTTCTTTGACAAAAATAATATAGTTGATGCTGCATATTTTAAACCAGATCCTCCACCCATTTCTTTAGTAGGAAACATCGACCCTATTTGATCATAAGTATGATTTGTTACAATCATAGGAATTCCCGCTCTTGCAAGTCTCAAAGTTAAAACTCTAAAAGCTCCTTTTAAAGCGGGGGCTCTTGTCATATCTCTTTTATCAGAACCACTAGTAGTGTCTTCCATCTCTTTAGTAGTTGACAAATTACCCAAAGAGTCTAGACACATTAACAATGGCGTTTTTTCTGATTCCTTTTCATATTCTGCTATGATTTTTGAACATTGATTTGCAAATTCTTGAACTGTAGTTACAGGAATAACTAAAAATCTATCAGTAGGAACTTCTCTGGCATCCAACATCGCTTTTGTTACTGCAGATTCACTTTCAAAATATATAACACTGCCTTCTATATTATTATCAAGAAAATGTTTACATATACCAAGTGTGAAAAAGGTTTTACCTGTTGAACTTTCTCCCGCAATAGCGGTAATCTTATTAGATGGTAACCCACCCTTTATATCTCCTGATAAAAGTGCATTTAAAGTGTAACATCCTGTATCCACATATTCATCTATGTCTGCAGTATCTATTCCTTCAACCGCAATCGAAGCATATGGATTGTCCGCAATAGTTTTTGCTCTACTCAAAAATGTCATAATTATTTTTCCTTAATTAATTTTCGTACTTGATTAAAAAGACGTTTTTTATTGTGCCTTCTATCCAATTCTACATTAAACTCATCACGAGCAAATGCTTCAAGTTGTTTTTTAGTCATGGATTCAATATTTACTTCAGCTGGTTCAATTTCTATTGGTTCATGATTTATAGGTATTTTTGGTTTTTTTGTGGATTCAGCATAGCCACTTCCAATAAACCAAGCTTTCATTTTATTTAATATATTCATTTTTTCCTTTCATCAAAAAAAATTTTCTAATGTTGATTTTCTTTCAGTTTCCCATCCAATAGTATCAAGAATGATTTTAAGTGGATCAAGAAACGATTTAGTAAATTGTAAATCATAATCTATATACTTTTCCAATTTAAATTCTTTAGGAAATGTATTTAACATAGCAATGACATTAGCTGTTGTAGGATTTGGAACTTTAAGATAAGTATATTTAATTTTTTCACCTTCTTGAATAGCTTGATATTTTCTTCCCAAACTATTTTTGTGAATCATATCATTATATATGATTGCTCCACGAATATGAAGTGGAGTTCCTTTTTTATAAAGTTGATTAGAATCATAATATTTATTAACTCCTTGAACTGACCTTGGAAAAGAAATTTCTTCTATTGGAAGATTTTTAAAATTCCCTTTAAACTCTTCAATGAAATCCAATAACGTTGATTCATCCTTATTCATAATAATGCTAATTGCATCTCTCAATTTATCACGACACGCAGAAGGAGTTGATGATTTAACTGCCTCAATGCCCATCATTTTAATTTTAGGTTCTTTGTAGCGAACACCCTCATTATCATAAACATTCAACATATATCTTTTTTTAGATGTCCAAATGCCTTTATCTGAAAGTCCTTCGCGCTTCATAAACATTTTCTGTTCATAAGCATTCATATATTCAAATAAATTCTGAAATGACTCATTAATCACTTCCTGAATCTTACCCTCACATACTTTATCAAGAAAATTAATAACCTTTTCTTTGTCAATTTCATCTTTAAATACGCTATTAACCAATTTATCAAGAACCACATAAATTGAATCTGTATCACTAGCAATAACATAATCCTCATTGTCAGTTTTTAATAACTTATTTAAGAAATTATTAACATCTCTCTCAATCCATTGAATAGTTAATTGTCCAGATTTAGTGACCGCCTCCGCCTGTCTAGTATCATAAAAACGAAAATATTGATTACCCAACGCTCCATATGCAGAATTAAGTGAAACCTTTTTCGCCATTTGTAAATTTTTAAATTTATCTACTCTATTAGAAATTGCTTTAGTTTTATTTTTCTCATATTCTATTAAAGCATCTATCATTTGCTTCTTATACTGAACACGATCATCATACATATTCTGCATCATTTTTGGAAGAAACCCATGAATATCTCTTCTAAAAAAGTGTCCATTCGCTGCCATACACAAATTATATTTCTTCAAAATAGAAGAATCTATTTTACGATTTAATAAATTATCAACAGTTATTTCATTCTTTAATTTTTGAATATCTGCTGGTAATTCACCAGTTATTAAAGTTTCTGGCGAAATATTATATTGCATAATAAGATGCGGATACAAACTATTTAAATCAAAAGAAACAACCCAATCATGTCTTCCAATTTGTGGATCTTTTACATATGCTCCCGCATATGCATGATCTTTAAATTTTCTTTCTTTTTGTGGAATAACAATGTCATTTTGTCTTAAATAATTAAAGGTGAGAATATCCCACATTCTTACTTGTTTAAACACATCATCATAATTTGTTTTTCCATCATAAGCAAGAACGACAGCCTGTTCAACTAATTTCTTTTTTTCCTCAATCTGTTCAATCAATTCTACATCTTTAATATTATAATCAATAAACTTTTGATGATCAAGTTTATAAAGTTGATGTAATGTATCATATTCTGAATAATCTAATTTAGCCTCTCCCAATTCAACATTAGCAATATGATCAAGTCTATAAGATTCTTGATTGACTAAGGTAAATTTTTTGTATAAATCCAAATAATCAAGTACTGAAATACCAGTTAGATTATATGTCTGGTTATATTTTCCTCCAAGACCCATAACTTTTGATTCTCTAACAAAGATCCAGGGCGATAATTGTTTTATATATTTTTCACCAAACAAATTTACAAGTCTATTCACAATATATGGAATATCAAAAAACTTAATATTCCATCCAGTTATAATATCAGGAGATATTCTTTTCCAATGTTCTACAAATGCATAAATTAATTCTTTCTCTGATTCACATTTAACATACTCAATATCTTCTCTTGTATTATTATAATCTCCACAACCAATTACAACAAAATCTTTTCCACATTTCATTGATATTGCGGTGATCTCTTCTTTTGCCTCTTCCGGTTTTGGGAATCCATGTTCAGAAGCAACCTCAATATCAATATACATTAATTTAATTTGATTAAAATCATATGCAATTGTTTTAGGATATTCATCAGAAAGATGACAATACATCCAACTAGTATATCCGTAGATTTCAAAATTTTCTACAGTATCATACTTATTCATAAACTCTTTGGCATCAGCAATGTTTCCAAATTTCATTTTGGATACTGATTTCCCACTAAGAGTTTTATATTTTGATTTTTCTTTTGAGGGGATAAAAAGTGTTGGGGCGTATTCTATCTTATTTTTAAATGGTTCTCCATTCTCAATACCACGCTCAAGAACAAAGTTTCCATACTGTGAAACATTTGTATAAAATTTCATTTATGTTTTTTATGTGTATTTCTAGTGTACATAATATATTATATCAAATAGAAGACTCTTTGTCAAGACAATAAAATCTTTTTAGATTCCCATAAGGCCTTTGACATATTTTACTTTTCCTTTTTGCTTTAAGGCTGTTAAACAATTCCCTCGATTTGATCCATCTCTTTTATAAGAACAATGTATCCATCCTGAATTAGGATCTACACCATTATAAAATTCAAGAATTAATTGATCAAATTCTAGATTATCTGCTATCCATTTAGCAAGTTTTGGATTAGAAATTTGATAACTTTCAAAATCAGCAGCTTCTCCATTGCAATGCTGACTCGTTTTAGACCCACCCACTTTTGAATTGAGTGTAGGAGAACGATATCCAGAATTTAAAGTAATAACTCCGTGAACTTCTCTTATTGGTTGCAATACTGCATGAGCAAGTACTGATAAATTAATTAAATGTTCAGTAGTTGCCGGAGCATTATCAATTCCCAATCTTTCTGCTGTAGCACTTTTTATGAATTCATTTAAGTGAAAATTCTTACTTAGTCGTAAGTTTTCCATCATTGTCTCCTTTTTCGATTTCCTTTGGATATGGCAAAATAGTATAAGTTAATTTCTTTATTAGTTCCCTTTTACGTCTTTTATTTGCATTAAAGACAACATATCTAAACTTTAAAGATCTCTCTCTTCTATATATATTTTCTTCTCCAAACATCTCTATGAGCTTTTCTACTCTGTTCTTTTGTCCTCTAAATTTATCAGTAATACTTGCAGGATGTAAATCCAAACCTTTTATTGCAAGATCTGAAGTATGTCTTTTATTCATTCCTATGTAATGCCAATTCGATGATTGATAAACTGTGCCCAAATGGTTCATTGATGAATCGGCATAAGATATTATAATCTCTTTATCCAATTTTTTAATTGAATTTGAGATAAGAAAACTTTCTCCATTTTTAGGTACAGCATCGTCTATCCAGAGTCTTGTCAACTCATAGATATTATTCATTTCATCCGCACCACAAAGGGATTTGAGGATTGGATTATAGGCGGGAACTCCGTAGCAAACGACACCCTTTAATGTTCCTCCAAAGAACCCACCTTTTTCAAAAATGCCATAAGCCTTAGAACATGGGGCAACACGATGAAGATAATGATTTTTTATCACTATATCCAATGCTGCTCTTGTTTCTATGGGCTCGACTGTATAATCAGCCTTTGATAGCTTTTCTTGCTTTTCCGCCGATTGGGATCTCACGTGGTTTCTTGTAATCAGGGATGATTTGCTCCAAATGTATTGTTAACATACCATCAACAAGATCCGCATCTTTTATTTCAACATCATCAGCAATTGTCCAAGAACGTTTAAATGTTCTTGTTGCAATTCCTTGATGTACAAATTCATGGGATTCATTTACAGTTTGTTTCTCATTAGAAGAAACGGTTAATACACCATTCTCAACATGAACAGAAATATCATCTTTTGAAAAGCCTGCTACAGCCATTTCAATTAGATACTTATATCCATCTTTTTTGAGATTGTATGGGGGAAATCCACCACTATTGATTGAATGATGAACTGTACCAAGATCATCAAATAAACGATTAAATATTCCATCAAATCCGACAGAAACATTTAATGCTCTTTCTATATCTTGGGGTCGTGCGAATGGAAAATTCGCGAGTGCGCTAGTTGTTACCATATATCCTCCTTATAAAGCGAGGTTAATAAATTACCCACTCCATAGCACATGGCAGTGGGTTTGAGTTATGAGGTTTTCACTATGAACAACCTCAGTCGCGCCAACCTTCTCCTTTTAAGAGATGTTCGCAGCGATGTTTAAAAACTATCCAGATTAATTCTATAAATGAATCCGCAACATAAGTGCCAGATCCTTTAACGGTTAGTTTAAATTCTTTTTTCATAATCTATTTATATCGCAAGTCCAGAAATTCCAGTAGAAGGGCCCTTAGAAGGTTCAGATTTTACATCTGTTGAACCAAACCCACCTTCTCTTTCAGTTTTTTGTCCTGGTGCTTCTTTTACTTCCGTGAGAGAATATTTATAATTTTTAATTAATTCTCCTTGAGCATATCTAGTATTATTAAAAATTTGTCTGGCGGTGTTATTTGCATTATACAATATTAAATAACATGGATCTACATAATCACTATCGACTACTCCTTCTCCATTTCCTAACAATAATCCATCTCTTAATGCAACACTAGATCTTATATGAATTCTCACAGAATGATCTTTTGGAATATCAAAAGTCAGCCCTGTAGGAACTAACATACGCTCTTGTGGGTATATTAGTACATATATATTGCCTTGTGAATCTCTTTTAGTTTGTCTTGCTTGTTTTGCTTCTTTATCATCTAACCATAAAGATATGTGTCCATCATCAAAATGTGAATATATGTCAAAGCACGCAGAACCAGTAGTTCCAAATTCTGGACTTAAAATATTTTCAGACTCTTTATAGTATTTCAGACTCGGTATTGCCATCTTCACTCCTTCGCTTATTTCCAATATTATATTTTGGCATCAATGACCATTGATCCTTTTCCTTATAAGAAATTATTCTTAATTGATTCAATGATACTTTATCATCTTTTATTTTATCTACATCAACAATTTCTAATAATTCCCATTCTTCTAATAAACAAGCGATAGTATTTCTTCTCGCTTTATCATTTTCGGAAAAATTCGAAGGTTTACCATCTAAAGAAAATAATTCCTTAAAATGGACAATGTAGTACTTTCCTTGTTTATGGAGGATGTGACAAGATTGATAGAGGATTTTCTCTTTTTTCGACGCTATACCTATTCTGGTTAACGTCTCTTTAACTTTTAAGAAATCGTCTGGATTCGCCAATTCAATCTCAATTAAATCCTCGACAGTATTAAACATAATGACTCCCAATAGTATAGTAATTATATGAAATTATTTATAATTTACTTACTTTTGGTAGTTCCACCCTGTTCAAATGCTTGTTTTATTTCATTGTATTGATTATCAGATATTATATCAGATGCGTCCTTTGCCTTCTGATTAGAATAATTAAAATATTGTTTTATTGTTTCTATTCTTTCTAATTTTTCTGATTTAGCCCATTTTGAAAATCTTTTCTTTTTTCTAATAGAATATAATAAATAATCATTCTGCATCCTTTTGCTCGATTCATGTCTAAGATTCATCTCATTTGCATAAAGAACAGTATCAACAAAATAACTTAATCCTCTATTGATAATAAAAGAATTATAATCCTTTTCAATGATATTCTTATCATCATCTTTAAAAAGATTCTTTTTTCCAAAATTTATATCATTTATAAATTCAAATGGATTCATCATTATCCTTATAACAATAATATTCAGTTTGTCCATCCCACTCTAATTCTATTGTAGGATGATTTCTTAAATATTGTCTATATGGTGAAAATGTAATACCAACTCCCCACCCAATATGTTTCATAATTTCATTCTTACTTACTTTACCATGTCTATCAATAAATGTCAAGATTTTTTTAATTGCTTCACTCTTTTCTGTTACAGGAGTCAAACCAGTAGTCGCCTTATTAATCATATCATTATATGATTTGATTCTATTTGACCACGCCATCACATCTTTTGAATAATTTAAAGTAGCTGTTGCAAACATATTTCTATCATCCAGATCATTTAAATAATGATTCATTAAACTAACCAAGTCATCTTTTGTTTTAAATTTTCCTGACATATTCAGTGGTGAATCTAATCCACCAAACAATTCTGCATTTTCTTCACTCTCTTCATACAGATATGGTAATCCTTGTGCCATTCCATCTTGAGCGGATATAGCCCAGCGGTTTCCACATAAAATTCCAAGATAACTTTTATTTAATTTTGCTAAATAAGGTTCCTTTAATGATACCCCCTCTATGTCAAAATATTCCTCATCCTTTTTATCTGCTAAAGAACACCAGACAGTAAAATCTTGTCTCAATTTTCTTAACTCGCGAATCGCTTCTAGAAAAAATGGATAATTTCTATAATTATTTAAACGATGATTAAATACAATTGTTTTATTTGGCTCTTTACATATATCTTTCGCAATATCTTCATCATTTACACCAATATAATGTGGTTTCATAATAGAAGATAATTTCTTTATAGTTTCAGAATTAAACCACTGAGATGCTTCATTATTAATAATATTTCTTATTTGTGTTTGAGTATTTAATCCACACTCCAACATCTCCAATGTTCCTTGTAAATTATATGACAAATACGTTCTAGCATATTTTGCGAACTCTTTAGTTTCAGTCCAGTGACAATATCCAATAATTGGGAGTCTTCCAAAATGGGTAGCATTAGATAAAAAATTTGATATATTAACAGTCCACTCTGGCAATTGTGAAAATACAAAATCAAAATCTTTATGTTTCCAATCAACAATCTTCAACCACGCATTATGATCAAAGTATCCCCGCATTGAATTTGGATAAGTTGGTAATCTAAGATTGGTATATTGTACCACATTAGGAATATTCAAAAGACGAGAATATGCAGTAAGTGGAACATGCCAAATCAAATCATCTCTGATTTTATTAAGTTCTCTAACCAAATCTGAAAAAAACTTAACAAAAGAATCTTTATCAATATCTTTTTGGTATGTTATATTTGGTACAACTAAAACTTGATAACAGTCTCTTTTTATTTCAATGTCATCAAATAAACTCATCTTATTATATCAATTTTATCAATATTATCTAATGTCCAAAATTCTAAATCTTTTCTCAACCTACCATCTGCCTTTATATTTTCCCATCTTTTCTGAGCCTTCTTTTTCCACCAATTTACAATATTATCAAAATAAAAATTATCAAAATTTGGTTTTTTGATCAACTCACCAGTATTACCAAAAATATAATCTTTAGTATTTTCATACCCATAATCAGAAATATAATATCTTTTTTGAGTAGTAATTGCCATTTTCTCTTTAACAATTTTCAAAAGATTATTATATTTTTCTGTATCATATTTTTTTAAATGTTCTTTAAGATTAGAAAGTATTATGCCTTGAGTGCGAAACTTTCTACTTGTTGGAATCGCTTGATCATCTTGAACCAATGGC